AAGACAAGAGAGCGTGGTATGGCGATCAAAGAAGTTATGAGAGCATATTTTATGAACACGGTGTATTAACAACAGGTGTCAAAGGGTCAGGTAAACTAGGTTTACACAACATAATGGGTTGTAAAGTTTTAACTATTCCGTATGGTGGTGATGTATTAGGAACGAATGTTGATGGTAAATATTTCTTTGAAACTGCTTTATTTTACGATTATAAAGGTGATAGAAAACATCGCTATCAAAAGGGATTTGATATGGCAAAGAGTAGGTATATAAATGAAAAAAATAGGTAATTATTTTTTTCCTGATACAGACATACACTTTCAAAGATGGGTGTTAGATGGTGAGTATCAGAAAAAACAAAGAGACGATTTGTTTCTCAAAATGAATAGTATTAAACCAATCAAAAGAATATGTGATATTGGTGGCCACGTAGGAACTTGGTCGGTGCCTATGGCTCAATATAAAGATACTGAAATGATTTTTGCTTTTGAACCTAACGAAAGAGTTAGAGAGTGTTTTATAGAAAATACACTTCCATTTAAAGATAAAGTCACGGTATATGATGTGGCATTAGGTAAAGAGAATGGTAAGGCGTTATTAAATTTAGAAGAAGATAACACAGGTAATACAAGAATAGAAGTGGTAAATGAAACTGATTTAAAAACTATCGAAGTAAGAACGTTAGATAGTTTTGAATTAAAAGATATTGATTATATAAAAATAGATGTAGAGGGTTTTGAATTACCTGTATTACAAGGTGCTGTAAAGACCATAAAAGAAAGTAAACCTTTTATACACGTTGAAATGAAAACAAAAAGAATGTTAGATAAGAGAGAAGACTTTGAAAAGTTTTTTAAAATGATAGATTACAAGATGATATTAAGAACAGGATCAGAAGAACTTTATTACATATGATAATTACACATAGATTAAAATGGGGTGCATGTTTATCACATCAGGTAATGCCAGCGATAGAAAAAGGTTGGAAACACGAAGGTAGACCTATTCACTTTTTTTGGGGTTTGGCAGGCGATAATATTAGACTCATAAAAGAATGTATGGAAAAGAATGAAGAATGGTGGTATGTTGATATAGGTTATATCACAGAACAGATTACTAGATACCCTAAACCAATCATACACAATTACGATAAGACATATTTTAGAATAGTAAAAGGTGCGATGCATAGTGTTAGAGGTGTTATAGGTAATGGCCAGAGATTAACTAAATTAAGAAATCAAGGTATAGATGCAGAGTTTAAAGGTTGGTATACAGGTGAGACTAAACACATATTACTATGTCCATCATCACCGACTGTGACATATCATATAAATGGTATATCGCAAGAAGACTGGATAAAAGAAGTTGGTGAAGATTTAAGAAGATTCTCAGACTTACCAATCAAAGTAAGAAACAAACCTAGACCTAATAACGAGTGGTGGGGAAAAGATATAAGAGAAGATTTAAAAGATTGTCATTGTTTAGTAACTAATATGAGTTTGGCCTCAGTAGATGCGATATTAAATAAGGTACCAGTAATATGTGCGAGTACAAATGTTGCATACCCAGTATCTGGTAGAGACCCATCTAAAATTAATAAACCGTTGAGACCTGGCAGAAAGACTATTGAAGAATGGTTAAAGTTTGTAGTAGAACATCAGTTTACTTTACAAGAGATAGAAGATGGTGTAGCATATAAAACACTACAAAAACAATATGCTTAATTTTGCTTGTGTATATTATGGTAACAAATATTCTTTCCCATATGTAAAGAACTTACATAATATGGTTGAGAGAAACTTAACCATACCACATAAATTTATCTGTTTTACAGACAATACGGTAATCGCACAACGAAAAGAATTTAGAAGAACTAATATAGAATTTAGACAATTTAAAAGACACGACTTACAAGGGTGGTTTAATAAATTACAATTGTTTAGTCCTGATAGTCAATTAGATGGTAATACTTTATACATGGATTTAGATGTGGTAATTATGAAAAATATAGATTGTTTTTTAGAGATAGGTGAAGATAAGAACTTTGTTGGTATGAATGACTTTAATCCTACTACTGGTAATTTCAATTCTAGTATTATGAGGTTTAACAACCAATACCATAGTAAACCAATATGGAAACAATATATAAAAAGACGTAGTGAATTTAGTAAATTTCACGGTGACCAAGAAATTATATCTCAGTTGATAAAGAAACACGAAGACACTATATCATTTCCTGATGAGTGGACACAATCATATAAGTGGTATAATAGAGAAGGTAAAAGATACCATAGTGAGAAGTGGACATACGAACAAGACCCAAATGCCAAGGTTTGTGTATTTCATGGTAGACCAAATCCCGCCGAATCTAATCAAAAATGGGTAAAAGATTTGTGGAAATAGACATAAATGTGTCTAAAATAAGAACAAAATAAGAACATTTATCTTAAAAACCCAGTAAAATCAACGCAAAATAATCCAAATTAACCCTTGATTATTAAGATAATCCTGATAGTATAATAGTATATGAACAAACAAATAGGAGTACATTATGAGTAAAGTTAAACAATACTACACAGACTTGACAGAAAAACAAGTTGATGATATTATATTAGATTATAAATCAAATAAAATGACTAAACAAGACGCCATTGATAAAATTATGAAATTAGATAATTTAGAACTAGTTGGTATTGACGAGAATAATATTGACGAAGTTGTTGATGACACATTTTACGATAAGGTAAGTGCCTAATGAACTATAAATTAGATAAAAAGAAATTTGATAACATTTATTTTGAAGGTAAATCTATGTATGATAAAGTAAACGGTGGTACTTTTAACGTTGTATATTTAAGAGAATATATTGACCCAGAGTGTGAGAGTGAAACGTTTTCTGCATATGAAACTATATACAGAAATGTTCCTAACAAATACCTAGATAAGTTTTCTAGTGAGAAAATGAAAATGAAGATGTTAAAATTTTGTGATTGGAACTATAAAGATAGTGCCGCTAATTTTACTAATGTCACTAATATAGAAATCAAAACAGAGAAAGAATATTATACATCTTACTATGACGTATTTGGTGAGACTTGTGATAATGAACTAGATAAAAAAAGAATGTTTAATGACTATGGTCAAAACTGGGATAGACAATCTTTGAGAAAAGATTTTAATCCTGAACTAACTAAATCAAAGTTATTACATTATAATGAAAAGAAAACTTTTGATTGGACACATTAATATGAAATACAATGAAGACAAAATTATAAAAGAAATATCAGATTATATTTCAAATACATACACAGAACATTATAGTACAACCAAAGATGGTTTCCAAGTACAAGATATGTTAAGACACCTTGGTATTGATAAAGACTTCTGTCAGGCCAATGCGATTAAATATCTTGCGAGATATGGTAAAAAGAATGGTAAGAATAGAAAAGATTTATTAAAAGCAATTCACTATGTAGTTTTACTAATGAGTAGTGAAGATAATGATATGCTAGATGATGCAGAAGAAAATGAGATTGACGATATTGAAAATGATTATATAGAAAATGAAATGAAAAAGGAGGACACTAATGAGTAAAGTAGATACAGACGTTTACACGTTTAAAGATGATGTAGGTAAAAACCTATACAGAAAGAAAACATACTATACACTTGTGGTAGAGCAAGATGTATTGGCAAAAGATAAAGACGAGGCAGATAAATTATTTTTAGATCATGGTGGTTTAGACCACGATAAAGTGACTAAAGATATGGCCCAAACAAGTGATGGTGTTGAGACTTATATTGTTGATGCCAATTATGTAGAATCAGATACTACAAAATATATTGGTAAAGTAAAATATGATGATGATAATATCAATCAAACTTTAGAAGAAGCGATTGAGGCAGAAGATATACATATTGACACTTGGGCTGCCGAAGATGAGCCACTTCAAGTTGAAACTGGTACAAAAGAAGAATCAGATGTTGATGTTGCATTAAATTTAGAAGCAGAGAGCCAAAGAGGTAAATAATGAAATATCCTGAATTAGATATAAATGGTATGAAAACAGAATCAGATGTTTGTAATATGATTATTGATACCATTGATTCTGGTGATTTAGAATCTGCTAAAGATTATGTCAGCCAGTTTAAAGATTATTTACATAGTAAAGAACATGCTATACAACAACAAGACCCTAGACATAATCAGGAACCTATGATAGTAACAGGATTGGCGACTTATTAATGAACGTAAATATTAAAAAGAAAACATTTTTATCTGCATATAATCAACTTAAATTAATGCATGATTTACAATTCCCTAATTATCAAAAAGGTGAACCTTTGTATAACTTGGTTATGGAAATTAAGAGAGATTTAAAAAGACAAATGAGACAACCA